AGAATAAAGGAACTTCGAGACAAAAAAAGTACATTAAATGACGCTATCTTTAATCATGTAGAAAATTCTAATCTCTCTAATGCAACAGTACAAATAAGTGATGGAAAAATTAAATTTGTTAAAACAAAGGATACTCAAGTTTTAACATTTAAATATCTAGAAACATGTTTACATGAAATTATTAAAAATCAAGATCAAGTGAATAAAATTATTGATTATATTAAAAATAAACGCGAAATCAAGTATGTTCCGGAAATAAAGCGATTTTATAACAATTAATTTATATCAAAATAGTATATATGTCCACTATTTTTAAAAATGATTTAATTTTCTATAAGGATGATAATGGCGCTATCATGAGTGGCGGTTATAATGTCGAATCACACATGCTACAGCAAGGAATTTCTCCTATGCAAACACTTAATATGGATCAAACCGCAGGTGGAAAGAGCAATAAAGTTTCTAATAGCTTTGAAAATTTAGCTGTTCCTGCTGGTTTATATTTTATTACTCAAAAAAATAATAAAAAAAAAGAACAAACAAACTATAATAAAGATCATGAAGCATTGTCAGATGATATTTTTGATAAATTGTACGATATGATTAAATATGATGACAAAAAGAAAAGAAAAACTAGAAAGCAAGATTTAAAGATTGTCACCACTTCTGGTAAACATAAGAAAACAAAAAAACAAAAAACAAAAATATAAAAATATAAAAATATAAATATATAAATATACATCTTACTATTGTCAAACTAACAAATTTATTCTATTGTTAGTTTATCTCTATTTTAAATTTAAAAATACATTTATAATATAATTAGTTATAAATGTATTTAACAACACATAGATATCATGATGAAGATGATGAAAATGTATATATTGAAAAAGATACTCAATGCATGATTTGTCTAGAGGCATGCACTGATAGTGAAAAAGTTATTAAAATGGCCAGATTATTAAGATCATTATTTTTTGTACAACCATGCAGTTGCAATGGATATTTTCACTTTGATTGTTTACTAAAATGGTTGCATGTAACACGATCGTGTCCAATTTGTCGCTCTTTAATTAATATCAAAGTCAATAAAACAATGCAATTAAAGCATTATAATAAATCACAGCTTTTCAGACTATTTATGTTTACCTTCAATTTAGTACCTAGATTATATACATGGTTTTGGATCTATTGGGCTACAAAATTTATTTATCATATTATTTTGATTCTATGTTATTCCGTTGAAAGACAACTCGAATAATGGTTTGATTACAACTTACTCCACAATTTGTGATTAAATGGTGAAACCAATATTTCTTTTAGTTTATCTTTCCAATATTTAACACGATTTTCCATTGCTATATCCTTTTCTGTCTTCGGATATATTGGCTGTGTAGCCATTAAATCTTCTTCTTCAGGAGTCATTCTTGGCTTATAACCATAGCAATTTACACCAAACTGCAATGCTGGATTAGCCATATAACCACCATTTATACCAGGTCGTCCGCAATCATTTTCATGTCCTTCTATTTTTTGTAGTTCATCGAATGTCTTTTGTTGTGTCGGAAATAATGCCATCTGTCCATCAGACCAGCCGTAATTACACCATTCTCCACCTTTTTTATATGACTCTTCTACTTCTTGATATGTTGCTAATCTAGAACCATATGCAGAGCATAATGCTTTTGCATCTGAGTAAACATATGTATTATCGGGAATATTAAATACTTGCTTCTTTAATAATATTTGCGGTATTTCCGATTTCGCTGCATCTTTGCGAGAAGTATCTACTGTAATATCTACTTCAGGCTTTCCTGTTACAATATTTTTAAGAGTTGCAATTATGTCTACACCAAAAAAATACTGAAAGCCATTAATTAGAACTAAAATAATAAAAATAGCAATAACTATAATGCTTATAGTTTTCGCAGATCCTGAATCAGAATTAGAATCTGCATTATTATTTGCGATAGGAGAAAATGTACTTGAACTCGATGACTCACTTTCGCCTAAATATATGAATAATATTATATAAATGAATATAACAACAACTAAAATTATTATAATGCTTGGATTAGACAATATACTATTTATAAATCCATACATGTCTGTCGCAACAGTTCCTAAACCAGTATTCACTGTATTTGAACTAGACGTATCGGTATTAATTTCACTTGATTCTGTCATATATTATATATAAATCAAATATTTATTTTATTGATCTTTTTCTATAGAAAAAACAATACGCTTTTGACGAAATTATTTGCTGAAGTTGAAGTTGTTCGGTGACAGAACTATCATTATAATGATACCATTTGTCATTTGCATTTTTCACGTATGATGTATAATGACCACCAAGCACAGATCCACCATGATTGCAGACTCCGTAAAGATCATAAACATATGTCTCTTTATTGTACCCAATGACATATTTGGACAAGTTTAAATCAGTTAAAGGAAAATCCACTAATATTTGATTTTTTCTATTTGAAACATTGTACCTCTTAATGTCAATTACTAAAATCGTTGGCAAACTCCAGAAAGTTAAGCTTTTTTGAGCGGATTCTTTTTTATTTGTCGCTTCATTTAAAACACTATTGTCGCCATCTAAAATTTCTCCTTCAACATATAAATCAAAACAATCTAACAATGACGGTGATTTGTTATTTAATGGAATTGGTAAATTTATAATAAAAAATGGTTCTGGAGTCATACTCATGGTTTTGTTAGTTTCAACTGATATAAGCTGTGAAACTTGAATGCCATAAAAAATATTCCAAATTTCAGAATAATCTTTTGAATACATTTGTTTTATTTTTTCAAAGCATAATAGTGCTATTTTGTCGCGATCATTTTCCGGAGTACCTTGAATATTCATGTTTACTTCTCTTGACAATGCATTATGAAAACAATCCACTACAAAAACCAAAAACTCTGGTAGATCATTCTGCTCATAACCTGTGAACATGTCTTTATCTTTTATTTGGGCTAATTTTTGAACAGTTTTGACAAATTTAAGAGGGGATACAACACAATTTTCTTTCCACAAAATTTTTCGCAATTCATCCCACTCTATTAGTAGCGCAGAATCATATTGATTCTTTAGACGTTTTTTATATGTTTCCAAATTTAAAAATTCATTTAGCTCATATGTATGTGATATAACTTGCATGCAAGCATTTAAAAAACATGTGTTGCCCAAATTTGTTAGTCCGGATAATCCTTTATTATTGTATTTATTAAAACTCATAGTTGCAATTATATTTATAATTAATATAAAACAATATATTTAAACACATTTATTATAATATATTTATAATAAATGTCTGGGTTAAATTTAAGTTCGCAAGAAAGAGAACGTCTTATTACGATGTATGTTACACAATACAATCAAACGAATGTGCATGTTATGCGATTGTTAGATACACTAGATGATATTAGAAATAATATAAATGCTTTAATAGGAAATAATATGCACAATATGCATATGCCTAGGTCAAATCGTTTTAATAGACATAATCAAAATCATAATCATAATCAAAATCATAATCGGCAACCAAACTCATCAGCTGGATTAAGACCTAATAGATCGTCTATCCATTACGACTATTCAAACCCAATTGATCGTTCAACTTATATAACTGATTTTATAAGTGATGTAATTACTAACAATAATGCAAATATGGCGAGTCATGAGAATAATCGTGATGTTACTGATTTTCTCACTACATTTTTAAACTCGACAGTACCTGTTAGACCAACACAAGAACAAATTAATAATGCATCTAGACTTGTTAGATTCGATAGCATTGCAACACCTAACAGTACATCTTGTGCAATTTCATTAGAACCTTTTACTTCCGATGATACAGTTCGTCAGCTAAATCACTGTGGACATATATTTTTTCCTGACCAATTTAATCAATGGTTTCAAAATAATGTTCGGTGCCCTGTTTGCAGGCATGATATTCGTTCTTTAAACTCAACTCCTACCCCTGGACCTAGCATTTCGGCAAGCTCAACTCCTAGTCCTTTGGTAACCGACATTTCTAATAATGATGTTTCAGATAATCTTTTATCGAGTATAGCAACTCGATTTTTAACCGGTTTACTAACAACTAATAATGCAACTAATAATGCAACTACTAATGTTAGAACAAATAATGTTAGAACAAATAATGATGATCGATTTGTTTATGATCCTATTACAGATACGTTATTATTTGAGACCATAATAAGGTCTAACAATGATCAAACATAATAATGTATTTAAAAACAATATAAAGATATATGACAATTATAATGTAAGATGAGTGCTACTTATACAACTGACTATTGCAATGATATTGATGCCAAAGCATGGCGTAATGGATATAAATGGACAATTAATGAATGTTTGCGATTAGAACGAGAATATGATTTGCTTAAGCTATCAGTTCCCGCAATGGCGTCACTTCATAACAGAACTGTTAATGCAATTATGTGTAAATTGCAGGCTGAAGGATTAGATACATTTAATAATTTATATGTTCAGACCTATGGACAAAATTCTATTTTCGATGAACAAGAAAATGAAGATCAAGAAGAAGATCAACAAATTGCAAAAATAAACAATCTTGCTTCATTAGAGACTCAAAGTAACGACTATGAAGTAGATGAAGTTGATTCGATTCCAGAATTGAATGACGACTACATTTCAGATCTAGATGATTTTGATAATGAGATTGACGGATCAAATCATGCATATGTTTTTGAACAAGTTAAACGAATACATAAGCATATTTCCAGTCTTTTGAGCTATTTTACAGTACAAAAATCAGAAGCGCAATTAAATTGTCATTAAATCAATAAAAATAAATTTATTATTAAATTATTACTATTAAATTATTATTAAATATCATTTAATAATAATATCTTTTCTATTTTATCTATTATATTATTTTTTTGGGAAGAATTTAGCTACACTTTGATTTCCTTCTTTTGCATTATTGGTTTCTCTCAAATACTTATCAAATATTAGTGTCTTAACTTCTTTATCTTTCATCTTTGCCAATTTGTCTTCAAACTTTTTATTATCTTCTTGTTCCAATCTGAGCTGATGTATCTCTCGTCTAAACTTTGATATCTTTGCGCTTTTATTTTGCATGCGCCAAATTTCTTCTAATACTAGCCCAAACAACTGCAACAACGGTTTCATAATTTGATTTGTAATGTAAAATGAATAATCTAGTTGCAATCCTTTTTCTCTTATATATGTCGGAGTTTCTATTTTTTCACCTTGCAATGCCTTCTTGTTTGATTGAATAATATATGCAAATGGAATACGATCCCCTGATGTTGGCTTGTTTCCGGGTTCTCTGGTAGCGATTCTATCCGCCAGCACTTTGTGTGCGATTTGTTGCGGATTTTTATAAAATGAACGCAATGACTTTGTAATTATCAGCTTGTCGATTGCTACTTTTCCATCTACCAATTCTTGTAGCGAATCGTATACATATTCAATTGCTTTTTGTACATTACATTCCTTCATTAAGATGTCAATTACGCCACCGTAAACGTCTTTAACTATCGGTGCATTATCTCTTCGCTTGAGAACGATTCCCATTTCTTTTCGCTTGCCCTTATTTGGATCCGTCTCATACAAGATGCCGACATATCTCTTTTTTGATAGCAGGCAAAAGGGCATAAATGTCTTCTCATATTCAAAATCATGCGGTTGTTTCAAGAATTTTGACACTGTATGGCACGCGGATTGTGCGATTTCAATAGATAATTCTAACGCTTTATGACCAAGAATTGGCTCGCCTGTTTCTTTATCTAGCAGATTAAATTTGAAGAATACACTGTCTGTATTGTGTACAATCATATTTCCAACTCCGGCTGCGAAATGATGGTTATCTGTTGTTAGATCATATACATATCCTTCGTATGGAATTTCAGTTTTATCTCGAATTAAATCATTACCATGTTCATCAAGACAACATTTATAGAATTCGCAATTTTGGCATTCATCAATATATATTTGACTATTATAAGTATATGATTTACATTTACAACAATCTTTCCAGTAAGGCGTTATATCAAAAGATTCTTCTCCAGAAACACTAATCATAAAATCTACTCCATTATTATTTATAGTATAACAACATTTTGCGGCATCTAACATATTGTCAAAATTATAACAGTCACCTCCAATAATTTCTGTGTTTATTCCATTTTTTTTATCTTGTTTTATTTCTTCTAATGAATAATCAATCATCTCATCTAGTTCATAAAATAATCTATGTTTAGGTAATTTATTGTGTAATAAACTATCACCATGTTTTACATCTTTTGGTGAAATTTCAGTTCCTTCTTTGGTTATTAGAGAGTGATCATCTGTAACATCAACTAAACCAGTAGGAGTTAAAATTCTCATCATCTTTTTATGTGGTGCAAGCTTATGTCTTATAACTCTATATAATTTAGTCCATCCTTTTTCTGTCCATGTTTCTACACCTTCTAATTCACAGAATTCTTTTTCTTGTTTGCCAGCTTCCACACATTTAATCCATCGATTTTCACCATATTTTTCTGCCAATTGTTCAATAGTAAGAATATCTAAGATCCTATTTGTTTCTTCTTTGGCTTGGCCTTTTGGAAAAGTGGATACGTAAATAGGTGTATAATTTGCAACACTATCTCCATAAACATACTCAGCTTTTGTATTTACCAGACCATATTTTGTATCGATATTTGTATCTTCATAACATTCTTCTACAACACGCTTCGCATATGTGAGAAGTAGGCGTCCAGTTGCAGTCGTGGATGCAGCAATATCAGGCTCGTAAAAGGTGCTAGTTTTGGCACCAAGCTGTCCATAAAGTGAATTAGCTGTGACCTTGTAAGCAAGTTGTCTTTTATCTAGAATGTTTTTCATGAAATCATCTTGTGTCAATGGAATTTGTTTTCTAGTATCCTTTCTTGCTTTCAAAAGTTCTTGCAAAATGGAAGGCATAATTGCCTTTTCTTCTTTGAAAGGTTGCGCAAATCGGCATACTTTGTATCCTGATTTAATCTTTTCTGAGCGCCCTTTTGGAGTCTTTCTGACGTATCTAAAAGTGTCAAACGTAATATCTACATATTCATATCCAGGCAAATTATCGTAAATAAATTCTCCAGAATCTAATGCCTTTTCACCTGTTTCTGCGACCAAATTATTAGCTAAATCATGTATTTTGGTCCACACTTTGCTACTAGGGCATAAATTCTCTGATAACATAGAAGACGGATACAAAGAGGCAAAGTCGCCAACAGGAACTGGACTGTCTAAGTATAGACCGCATTTTGGCTCTAAAACAATGGCGCCTTCGAATCCTTCATCTTTTGTTCCTTTGTCGATAACAGGCATTAAGACACCCTTCTCCTTGCATTTTTTAGCCACATAACTTGTTAGTTTAATGCCCTGACCTCTGAAAATTAAGAAACTCATTGGAACACTGCAGAGCTTTGCCATTTCTACTAAATCTGTCACGACATCCACTTTGGAAAACAAGTGTTGCACTAAGTTGCAATCTTGAATACAGTATTTGGCAATAACTGCTCTCGCACTAGGTCCTTCATTTGTCATTCTGAAAATATCTTTAGGTGTTACATCATCTTTGGCTAAGCCCCATTTTACAGCCTTTGCTACTGGAGATTCATGTCCTTCGATTTCAAACCATCCTTCGTCTTTATTCACTCTTGTAACACGAAACTTGTCACCACCTTTGTAATAATCGCTTGAATGATTTATTTCTTCGAAATGAATGAAGCTATCTACTTGTAAACCAGTCATGTTTGCAGTTTTAAAACGCGTTCTAAGTTCTGGAAAATCGTTTGCCCAAGGCTCGACTGCGTTTGCACAAGGCTTGACTGCGTTTGCACAAGGCTTGACTGCGTTTGCACAAGGCTTGACTGCGTTTGCACAAGGCT